TGATAATTGTTATCATTTCAGGAGTTACAAAATTTAATGTAATTGAACAGTCTCCTAGACCACTATCTTGCTCGTTAGGAAGATTTAGGGTCATCGGAATAAATATAAAATCCTTAGTACGACTAGTAACCCCATATATAACTTCTGAATCAGTAGTTATAATGGAGTTATCAGTTGTAGCAGAAGTAATACGTTTTGTATAGTTATCTGATAATCTAATTGGCGTTGTTGCTGCTGCGGGATCTGTTGATCCGTTAGGATCATAAATGGTTAAAAGCATTATCAGCTGTTCATCTGTTTCAGATGAAAACATTGCTTTAATGGCTGCGGGTGATATTCTACTTAATCTGCTCATTATGGTAATATCTCAAACTTTAAAGAAGTAGTCCAATAGCCTGGAGCTAAATATTGTAATTTAAAAAACTCACCATCACCTTGTGGAACAATCCTGGCTTCAACTGTAGTTGCAGTTCTTGGATGTGGAAAATTAAATCTTTTTACACCTAATATTGTATCTTTAATAAAAGTTTCTAGCGTGGTAGTTTGTGCGGTTGTTAATATAAACGATAAGTCCATAGTATTAGGTACAGTTCCCCTACGACGCATTTTTGCAGGACCAGAGTCCGTGGGCGAACGTATAATGTTCAACCCAACAGACTCTGTGAACCCTTTTTGAGGTACTTGTGGAAAACTGTTAGCAGTTGGCCAGCTTGGTATTGCCATAATTATCTCCTTGCTAATGCAGGTTTATTATTAAAATTACCTGCTAGCGATTGTTGAACTGAGCTTCCTGGTCGGGCTACTTCGCTTGCAACCATGTCACCAATTACTACCTCAATTCGGCGATTGCCACGATTATCTGTAGTTTCCTTAGTAGTGGCACGTTCATTTCCGTAATTATTAACAACTACGTCTACATTTCCACCATTACCGCCTGCACGAACTCCAAGGTTGCCGTTACTATCGCGCTTTAGGGGCATAATAGCTTCGGGACCTGCTTCACCCATTAGTCCAGTACCTTTAGCAAACTTGAATAATGTAGGCTGATTTACAATTGAGTTAGTAAACATTCCGCCTTTAGCAAAAGTTTTAAGTCCTGCGTCATATACTCCACCTTTAGCTTGAACTATAAGGTTATTTCCTACATTAATACCGTCAGGACTTGCACCCATTCCAGTAGGTTTTGCAAAAAGACTACCTACAAGATTATTTAGCCAAGGTCTAGCTGCGGCATACATTGCTAATGATTGTTGCTGTAATTCATAACGAATTAAGCCTTCAATCATACTATCAATTAAGCCTTTAAAATTTAACTTACCAGTTTTAGTAAATTCGATAAGCGCATCGCCCATTTGTTGGAAGCTTTGTTTAAAAACATCTCCATAAGCTAATTGACGATCTGTTAAAGATTGTGTTAAATCTAAAGCTGTTCTACGGCCATCATTAATTACTGATAAGGCAGTTTTTTGAGAACTATAGTTAGCTTCTATTCCTGCTTTTTCTTCAGCGAGTTGTGTTTTTCTTTGTTCGTAGAACTTATCTTTAGGATCAAGTTTAGCTAATGTATTATCAACTGTAGCTAAGGCATCTGCTCTTTGCTTTGCCAAAGCTAACTCAGATTGAGCTATCTCATTAGATAATTTTGCAGATTCAAGAGACTTTCTTTGAGCTTCAGCTACTTCTCCAACTACCATACCCATAGATGACTGAACATTAAACAATTCTTGATTTGCACCTAATTGTGCAGCACTTAATTTTAAAGAGTTTTCCTCTGCTTGTGTTCTGGTATCTCTGGCTAGTTTTTCTTTATTAAATTGTAAGTCTATAAGTTTAATTCTATCTACTTCAGCTTTATTGGACGATTCTAAACGTTGACGTTCTGCAGTAAGTCCTAGTACTTGTGTTTGAAACTTGATTTCATCAAAGTATCTTTTTTCACTAGTTGCTTCGGCCTGTTTAGCAGCATCTGCAAGTTTGTTTTCAATCTCTAAACGTTCTAATTTTTGTTTATTTTCAAGTATATCTGTTTCTATACTTGCTGCTGCCATTAATGAAGCTTCTGTGGCAGCATTATTAAGACTATTTTGAGTATTTAATTGAGATAGTTTTTGCTGTGAGATACTATCTTCTAAGCCTTTTATTTTTGATGTATCTTGGAATCTGGCACCAATCACTTCTCTTTCACCAGTTATTCCCAAAGCCTTTCGTTGGCCTTCTAAACCTATTCTTGTAGCTTGCTGCATAGCCATGCTTAAACCAACTTTTTGTAGCCTAGCCTTTAAAATGGCATCTGCTTCCTCAGTAGTGTTAGTAGATTCAAAAGCCAGCCTGCCTGTTTTATCAGGACCTTTTTGTAGTATTTCACTAAACTTTATTAAAGCTGATCGTTGTGCTTCTAAAGATGTTCTTTCGTCGTCAGTTGAAGCTCTGCCAAGAGCAGCTTCAACAGTTGAGGCATCTATACTAGCAATTAGTCTTTCTTGACTACCTATTAGCTCCATATTCATATCTACAGCAGCTATTTGTATTTTTAATTCTTCATCTTTTAATCGATTAGACTCAAGCGCTGCTCTTTCACCACTTAAAGCCCCTGCACGTGCTTGAGCTATACTTAAGGCAGCTTTAGCACTAGCTTGACCAAGAGCTTTATCAATAATTTTTCCACCTTCTACAAAAGCACTGCCTACACCTTGTACAAATAAAGTTTTTGCTTTTGCAAATACAGAAGTATCTATGACTTTACTATCTGCTTCTTGGTCTCTTTGTAGTTGATTAAGTGTTTTTCTTGCTTTTGTTAGTGCTGGTGATTCAGTATCTGAACCAAAAACATTATCTCTATTAAAAGATCTTTTATTTTTTAAATCGTCTAACGCTTTAGCAGCATCTACTATTTTGTCTTCATAGTCTGCCATTTGGTCTTTAGATCTAGCTACTGCGTCAAAAGTAGTTTTAAACTCTTGGCGCATAGCTATAAATTGCTTAACAAAAACTTCTCCAAATCTTGCTATTTTTTCTGGGTGTTCTGTTAGATCATTAAAAGCAGCGTTAAGATCATTAACGTTTCCTTTAAGTACATCGCCCATTGCATAAGATATATCTTGTAAGCTTGCACCTAATTTAAATAAAGGATTATTATTAGCGGTTGATTGAATAAATTCTTGATATGCCTTATTAGCAGTTTCAGTAGCGGTTTTAAAAACTTGTAAATTATTGCTGCTAGTACCTAAAGCATTATTTAGTTTCTTTTGAACATCTAAATATTTATCAATAGTGAGTTTGCCTGATTTGAAGGCCTGAGTAACACTTTTTACATCTAATTCTTCAACTCCTAAAGCATCTTTAAGTTGTTGATCTCCTGTGTCACCCATACCGCTTCTACGCATTAAACCACGAGTACTTTGTATGCTATTTGCAAGTGCTTTTGATAATTCGGTATCTACGTCTTTTCCAAATAATCCAAGAATTGAATTACGTGCTTTATCATACCAACCACCTGCAGCAATAGCTTGTTTTAATTTTTCAGCAGCATCTACAGAAGTGGTTGTAGATGCAGTAAGCTCATTCATTGCATTAGATATTGCAAATATTCCGGCTATTGTAGAGGATGAACCTTTTTTACTTAAAGTATCCAAAGTTCTGCCAACATTATCTACAGCATCTTTGCTACCGTCTAAAGCTTTATTAAAAGCATCTGTTTGTTTACTTGTTTTTGACATCCAAGAGTCAAACAAACCTATAGCTTCAATAGCAATACCAATAGCAATGCCCCAAGGACCAAAAGCTGAAATAAGCGATCCAAGTTTTTGTCCCGCTATACCAATTACTCCAGATAGACGAGTATATCCTGCTTGAAGTGCTCCCATTTTACCAGTAGTACCTTCTACTGCTTTACCATTTTCATCAAAGTGAGTGATTATTTTTAAGGTATTATCCCGAGCAGCAGCAATTTGTTCATTTAATTTAGCATAAGCAGCTCTGGATCCATAAATTGCTTGAGTTTCTGCAACTGTAGATCTTATACTGTCAGTTGCTAATTTATTTAATGTACGTTTATTTATAATATCATTAGAGCCAGGTGTAGTATACCCAGGTAACGTACTACTAATAACGCCTTCAGAAGCTGCTGTACCGGCTGCAGATGCCCCTGCACGAATTGCTTTTATTTTTACAAGATGCTCAGTAAGTGCGGCTGCTTCTGCATCATTTCTACCTTTTAAATACTTTGCACGATTTTCTAATGACTTCATTTCATCTGATGTAAGTGCAAAAGGATCTTTTCCAGCTAATGCTGCAAAATCTTTACGACCTTTAGAAAAAGATTGTGCTGACTTTTCTAACTCCATAATTTTTGAACGTGTTTCAGCTGACTTTTTATAAGCTAACTCTGCGGCTGCACCTGCACTATTAGCTAAATCACTTAGCTTATCTTGCTGATCTTTATATATTTGAGTAAAAACCAGTCGGCTTTCATTTGCAGCATTTTTTAAGTTTTCTCTATAGTGCCCTAGTGCTGGTATAGCGCTTTTAAGTATTGAGGCTCCAATTGCTGCTATAACAGCAAATAGAGCGGTAGGATTTTGTGATAATACAGCAACTAAAGGGGTTAATGCTTTATTAACAACTTCTAAGGCACCTTGTCCTAAATTCTGCAAACTAGCCAATAACTTATCATAAGGATTAGCTGCTATATCAATTTCGCTAAACTTATCTAGACCTTCTTTTAATACAGCGGTTGCAAAGGCTTGGCGCTTTTCAAAGTCACTTAAGCTACCTGCAGTTTTTCCAATACTACGAGCATATGCTTGTACAGCAGGGTCAATTTTTGTAAATAAACCCAATTCATCTAATAGTTCGGGTTCTAATTTACTAATACCGCGAGAAAGTCGACTAATCGCATCTGGCATACTAACACCTAATGCTTGAGAGGCTTTCTTAGCTACTTCGCCTAATTGCATCATCTGTTTAGAGGATAGTCCAGCTGCAGTACCTTTAGTAGTAGCTTCCATTGCTTCACGAAAGGAAATAGCTCCATCAGTACTATCTACTAGTCGTTTAGCAATAGTACCAAGTGCTTGACCACTTGCAGCGCCAAGCTGATCCATACCTTTAACCATATTGCTCGTATCTGCTGCTTGGCTTAACGCGCGAAAAGCAGCTCCTGCCGCAAATAAGTTAGCAGCATAAGTAGCGTATAAACGAACTAATCCATCAAGCCCACGAGCTTGATTTGCAAAATCTCGACCGGATGCACCAGTAGCCCCAGCACTACCCCTGGCAACATCATATTGATCGCCACCCATCATAGCGTTTTTCCAACCGCCTTTACCTTTACCAGTAGACTTACTCATATCCTTTTGAAGAGTATCAAAAGTTGATTTAAAGCCTTTTAGCTCTTTATGGCTGCCCTTAATTGTTTCGCCAAGATCGGATAATTTAAAATATAATACAACTGTATCATTAGTAGCCATGCATACTCCTATTCGGATATTACCAAAATTTTTTGATAATTTAACTAGAGACCATTATACCATGCAACCACGCTCTTGTCAAACCAAAAAATTTTTAACGCAAAAAAGCCCGCTAATTTTTAGCTAGCGGGCTCTTGCGTCTTTTTCTTATTATTGATTTCCTCTGACCTTACATTATCAATTATGCGTACTAGCATAATTATAAACTTATGTTCAGAAGGATCAACTTCTGTTGCTTCTAAAACATCTTTAATACCTATAAGGGATTTACCTAAATAGATACCACTCATAGTATCCCATTCATCCCGTAGCATCTTATATGCGTTAAATGCTTGCTGTACTTCTATTGGAAAATCATCAAATTCCGTTGGAATTTCAGATTCTATGGGCTCAGTACCCATAGCCTCGCACATTTCAAAATATTGGTCTTTGCTCATGCCTACACCCATATTTTGAAGATAGTTGACCAGTTGCGCGTTTACTTGCTGGAGCTGGTCGTCGAAAAGTTTCCCAAGTCTGTAACCTGTTCGCTAACAAAGGCATCAAAGTTACTGGAATTTTTCATCAAGTAAAGTGCATTTTCAGCTGTATACCCTAACTCAGAATCCATGTCTTTACCACTTAAATCTACAGGGGCTAGTTGTTCTAAGTAACTGAGTTTTAAACCGGACCATCCTTTAACAGCATTTTCAACATATAACTGTAAGAATAAATCTTCGTTAAATTCTTCTGCTGCTTGTCGGTTTTTAAAACTTGTTTTAGTAGATTTTTTACGAATCGATAAAAGTGTTTCTCGAGATAAGAAAGCTAAATCAATAATGAAACCAGGCATACCAGGATATTCAACTTGTACCGATTTACTGGGCACTAAAAGTGTTTTTAGGGAAAGAGTAGTCATTTTATAATAATAAATTTAAAAAAGAGAGACTGGAGATCAGCCCAGTCTCTATGAAAATGCAGTAACTAATTAAGCTGCTGCGTAGTATTTAACAGTAAGCTCGTTAGTGTTTTCAAGACTATATGTGCCAGCATTGTCTGCTTGTGGGTTAATAGTAATAGCCGTTGAAATAACTTGCTCAGAAGTAATTGTTGGAATTGTCAACATAGCTGTTGGCATGGCCAGATCAACACGAGTTGTTGCTGCTTGTCCGCCTAAGCTAAGGGTAACATTGAACTTATTATCAACGCTAGTAGCTGAAGCTGATAGAATGTTAGCCAATAATGTTGAGGACTCATTAGTACCTGTCTTCAAGTAAGCAGTTACGTTACAGCTAATAGCACGTGTACCTGTAAAATAGGTAATTGGCTGATTAACAACTCCCAAGTTAGCAGGAGTCAAATATGTAATGTTATTATTAATGCTGATGCTTCCGCCTGTAATAGGCACAGTATATGTAACAGCACTCAATCCACCATAGTTCAAAGAAGCTAAAGACAGATATGACAGTTTGTTAGCAATATATCTAGCAGTAGTATCTTTCTGCTTAGCAGTAGCACCAGTTAAACCACCACTAAAGGCTCCACCAGAAGAAGCTATAGTAGTTTTTCCCAAAGAACGAATTGCAGTACCTTTACCAGCCCATTGAATAGAAGCAATTGCATCTAATCCAAAGTCAATAGTAGCAGAATCAACGGCGCAGTTATCGATAACATAAGTAACATCATCAAATACAATGATTAAACCAAATGCAAATAACTGGTGAACGTTAGAATTAGCAAAACCTACAGTAGAAAATGCAGGTACAGGACCAGAAGCATTACCAGCTGTTGCAACCCAACCTGGGTTAGCTCCACCAATTTCAGTTTTTCCAGCTAAAGCATTCCATAATACAGATTCTTCTGCGTTAACATAGTCATCCGAGTCTGGAGTTGTAACGACTGTAGAACCTTCGTCAAACTTAGGGCGAATATAAGTAGCAAAACTCCAATCTACGGGATCTAAGCTAGTATTGAAACTACGCTGGCCACGGAGGGGTGCTGAGCCTGCTTCGTTTAAGGTAATTGTTTCAGTACCTGTGTTTTGTGAAAACGAGAATCCGTCTTGAACCTGAATCTCGGATGTATTTGTGTTTGTGAATCCTGTAGAAGCTACTTTGTTGCTGCTATCTAGGTTAGTCGTGAAAAATACTCGACTATTACGGATTAAATTTAATGCCATACTCTTTCCTTTATGATTTTTGGAAATATTCTAAGCATGGTAACTAGATATTTATCTGTTGTTATGCTTGTATAAATCCGAGTTATACTAATGCGTAGCGCACTTGTAGATTGATTTCACCGACACCATAAGGAGCTAATAGCCCTTCATCGGTAGTTATTGACTGAATTAAAATTTCAGTTGTTGAAAGATTATTAGTAGTGTCGTATACTAATACTCGGTTATCGTTAATTGCAGTTTCTATGTCATCCAAAAGATTTTCTAATTCCTCTTGCGGATACGACTCATCCCTGACATAAACTTTAATACTGATATTTAAAAATGCCCACGTAAAGTCTGAAGGATGATATTGTCTAGACTCAGATCCAGCTACTAAATAAATAGCTGGGAAGTCTTGTACCTCATCCCAAAACTTTAGTTTGGGGTAGCTATTACCAGATAAATTAGTTTTATAGCTGCCTGTACCGTCAATTACTTTTAATTTTTCAGCTAATGCTGTTACAATACTTGTTCTTTTTGTCATAAGGATACTGCCCTTAATTTATTAATAGCCATCTGTTGTGCAATTTCTCGTATTGATTTAGAAATTAACAACTTAGGATCTCTACTTTTTGGAAGGGACTGTTTTCCTCCAGCACTAAAAGTTGCATAAGGATTTTGCATATATGTGTAAAAAGCGGTAATCATACCCTGTCTACTAATGGACAAACTTTCTACTTTAGCACTACTAGCAAACCTACCAGTACGATAGTTTAAAATATTTCGACTTCTACCGTCTCCCATATTTGCACTAATAACATCTTGTAGTTGGGAATTTATTAAATCCTTTAAATTAGCCATACTTGGTGATGCGTCTACTTTTGGAGTATAAGAAGGAATCCCAGTACTTCCGCCAGTCTTATTTAAATTTGCTTTAGCAGACTTAACATTTTTAAGTATACTTTGGCTACTTGTTTTAGTTGTCTTTCTATTTCTTCCTATTACCAACGGCAAATCTTTACTAACCGCATTCTTAATAGTGTCTCGAAGAATATCTGCAAAACTATACAAGATTCTTTCATTAAGTGTAGGAGAACCTTCCATACCGGAAGTTATTGCAGGCATAAAGGTTTTAATATATTTTTTAAAATCTTCTGCTAGTTGTTTTCGTTGCATATCCCAAGCTTTTTCAACAATTCTATTCATAGCCGGGATTTCTTGTTTAGTACCTATACTACTGTTCCAACTAGCTTCTTGTGATACTACAAACGAAAAATTTAAATCTAGTAAATCTTTTACTGTTCCTATTGCACCTTCTTTAACATCAAAAGATAAACCTAAATGATCTGTTTCTAGTACAAATGGATCTAAGGAAGGTGTAGGTTTATCTGCTTGTGTATTTGCCCAGTATAAAGTCTGCTGTATAAGCGGGGAGTTTATGCCTACAACTTGTTGTAGTGAGGTACCTCGGCCAGAAACAACGCCTGTATGTCCTGCTGCGGTAAAGTCTCCTAACTTTAAACCCTCTTTACAGTTTATACCATAACCTGCAAGTATCGGAACTAGTACTTCTCTAACGGAGTTATTTACTGTTTCTTCTCGAGCTTTTTTAAATGTGCTACTTATAAATATTAAGTCTTTACTACTATCAAAACCGTTTATAAAGCTTTCTGCATCTGCTAGCTTTGCGGGCGTATTTTCACGCAACCAACTGCGCATATCATTCCCAACTTTTTGAATCTCGTTATGAATTACAGTTTCTGATTGCTTAATTTGTTGCGATGTACCTATAGAACAAATAACACTAATATCTGGCATAGCGTTATTTGCTATATTTACCATTTCTTTTGCTCTATCACCTAATTGTTTAAAAGTAATATCTTTACCCTGCAACATTTTTGATTCTACTGCTACCTTAATCTCATTAGATATTTCAGTTAAGAAAATTTCGTCGGAAAAAAGAGTAAGTATGATGGCTTCTAATGTGGTTGCAAATTCAGATTGATGTGGTTGAAGTATAGTTCCATCATGTGTAACTACAGAATCTACATAGGAACTAATGTGCCCGGCACTATCTGAGGTTTCTCTTAACAATCCGTTTAATAAATTAAAGATAATTTCCCGAGGCTTTACCCAATAAATTATTGGTAGTGTGACTTCAATTTGTCCACGAATATCTTTTTCAATTAGCTTTAAAAAAGCAGTTCGAAAAGCTTCAGGACTTTCTCCTGCTTTTCTGCTTGTTAACTTAGCACCATACATTAGCTCTAAAAGATACTTATAATTAAATCTATTAGGTGTTGCCATTAGGTGAAGTCCGCCATATATTGGTCTAACACACGTTTGATCGATGCAGGAAAATTACTAGAGGCAATATAACTAATCTGTGTAGTATTAGGAGTAATATCACGAGTACTGTGTACAGCACCATTATTTCTTGAATAATATTCTACTAAATCTAGTACAGCTAATTTTAAATCACTAGGTACTGTTTCGTATCCTGCAAAATAAACTACTCTATATCCGTTAATCTGTTCAGCAAATCCATTTGGATTTAAGCTAAGCAC